TATATCTTCTAGGCTTTCACCTCATCCATATACCGAAAGATATATGTTGTTTATACCTATAATTATTTATGCTAACCAGCTAAATTTTCTTGCTTTTTAGCAAATTAATTTAATATAAACAGTAAATATTTACATGAATGATAATAAAGATGTAGGTTTTGGACCGCAAAATGTATTTTATAGGGGTAATAAGTCATTGCCAACTTCTGATGTTCAATTTGAATGGACACCAGAAATGATAAAAGAAATTGATAAATGTTCAAAAAATCTTTTACATTTTGGTACTCACTATTTTTGGGCAGTAACTGTAGAAGATGGTAAACGACAATTACAATTATATAAGCCACAAAAAGAATTACTTAAACTTTTAGCCAAGGAACGGTTTGTTATTACTGTGGCAAGTAGGCAAGTTGGTAAAAGTACAGCAATGTCAATTTTCGCCTTATGGATGACATGTTTTTCGGATGACAAACGAGTATTAATCGTTGCTAACCGCGAAGACACAGCAATAGAATTACTCAGGCGCATTAAATTCGCATATGAAATGTTACCTAATTGGTTAAAACCTGGGGTAGAGACCTGGGGACAAACGTCTGTTTATTTTTCTAATGGAAGCAGTATCGAAATTAGTGCAACTTCTAGTACGGCTGCACGTGGTAAATCTATTAACTGTGTAGACGGTAAAACCATGGTAACAATAAGAAACAAAAAAACCGGTGAAGTACTTAATATTAACATGGAAACGCTCGCATCGTTATTAAAAACTAATGAAACCATTAAAAACACAATGATGGTAAATTAATACATTATTTTCGACGATTTGTCGCATGTATTTGAATAAATAATTATATGAAAACGTATCCTAATGATCCTTTAATTAATAGAAAATACAACTATTTATATAAAACTACTAATAAAATTAATGGTAAAATATATATGGGTGTACATAGAACAGATAATCTTAACGATGGATATTTAGGTTCCGGTATATTATTGAAAAGGGCTATAGACAAATATGGAATTGAAAATTTTAGTAAAGACATAATAGAATTTTTTGATACATATAAAGATGCATTAAATGCTGAGAAAAAAATCGTAAATGAAAAATTTATAGAAAGAGATGATGTATATAATTGTAAAGAGGGTGGATTTGGTAATTGTAAATGGTCTAGTAAACAATTAAAAAGGTTATCAATTGCTGCAAAAAAAAGATGGGAAAATATTGATTATAAAATAAAAATGAAAGAAAAATGCTATGATAACCCTGAAAGAAATTTAAAAATATCGAAGGCAGTTAAAACCTGGATTAAAAATAATAAAAATAAACATAAAAACCGAATGCTAAAAATAAATACAAATCCTGAAAAAATAAAAAAAACAGCGTTTACACATACTGGAATGAAACGTTCTGAAGCGACTAAAAATAATATAAAAAATGGTATTATAGAAAGTATGAAAAAAGACCCTAATAAAAGACTGAGAAGATCTGGAAAAGGGATGATATATATTTACAACGCAGAAACTAATGTATCCAAACGGATAAACAAAGATGACCATATTCCTAGGGGATGGGTTCGCGGTGTTGGGGGAAAAAATAGAAATTCGAAGTGGAAAATATAATATGGCGGATTTAACTAATTATAAAATTTATAAAAATAATGATTTTGAAATATTAACTGATGATGGGTATAAAGATTTTGAAGGTTTAATTGTCGGTGAAAATAGTGACAAAATCGAATTAACATTTGAAAAAAATTTGAATATAATATGTACACCTAAACATAAAATTCTAATAGACAAATATACATATAAATATGCAAATGAATTAGCTGTTGGGGATTATATATGGAACAAATTAAAATTATTACACATAAAACATATAAAAAATGATGACCCCGTATATGAATTTCTTCACATAAAAGACAATCACAAATATTTTGCTAATGGCATTTTATGTAGGCAATGCCTTATAATTGACGAAATGGCTCATATTCCAGATTTTATTATGGAAGAATTCTGGGAATCTGTTATTCCTATTATTTCCTCTGGCAAAACTACCAAAATATTTGCAGTTAGTACGCCAAAGGGAACAGGTAATTTATTTTATAAGACATATTCTGCAGCTGAGCGCGGCGAATTAAAAATGTGGAAAGCATTTCGTATAGATTGGTGGGAAATTCCCGGCAGAGATGAAAAATGGAAAGCCACCATGCAAGAAATTATGATCAAACAAAATAAATCTTTTGCACAGGAGTTTGAAAATAGTTTTATTGATGATGGTGAAACCGCAACAGATACTGAAGTTTTGGAAAAAATGAAAAATACTTCACGAAATCCAAAATATATATATGAAGACGGAAATTATAAAGTTTGGTTAGATCCTAATCCAAATAATATATATACTATAGGTGTTGATGTTTCTGAGGGTATTGGTGGCGCTGCTAGTGTAGCAACAGTATTTGATATAACCAATTTAACTGATATTAAACAAGCAGCTGTATTTCACAATTCAACAATTGAACCTTATCATTTTGCAGAATTTTTAAATAAAATGGGACATCAATGGGGAACACCACCATTACTTATAGAACGCAACGGGCCTGGTGGACAGGTTATTGATGCATTAAAAGAAATACATAAATATCCTAATATTGTAAGTTATGCCTCTGAAAATCAAAATACTAAAGGACGATTGGGTGTATATTCACATACAAATTCAAAAAATAAAGGTGTTACTAATATGAGATATTGGGTTAATTCATTACAAGTAGTTGATATATATGATTTAGCTACTATTCAAGAATTAGAAACATTTGTTAGATATCCAAATGGAACATGGAAGAAAAAACCAGGCAATTACTTATATGACGATAGAGTTCATGCAATGATTTGGGCCCTATTTATATTACATGAAGAATTAGTTCATGAGTATTTTGAAGTATTAGAATATGATTCACGTGGTAAACCATTAAAAATTAAAAAAATCTTAGATTCATTAGATGGGGATTATGAATTAGATCCATATTATAGTGATAATGATTCCCCAATGCCGGCTTATTTTAATTATTCTAAAAACTCCGGAGTAGATGAATTAGAATCTGAAGGATGGAAAATTTGGACTGAAACACGTTGGGGTGGGGACTTTTTTGATACTTAATGAATAAATAATTATCATGAGTGACTTAATTCCAACTACTATTGTAGAACAAGCAGTTCTAAACAAATCTCGTAAAGATAAGTTTATAATGATTTTTAATATACCTAAAGTCATGAAAACTATTATATCAAAAGACGTAAGACGTGATAGGTTTGCAAATTTAGATTCTGTGCAATTTTCTTTATATAATTGTCCTGCACCTGCAATAAAATCAGATTCCATTGATGTGCCATATGCGGGGCAAGTATATAATACATCTTCTTATTCAAGACCAAAATATGAACCTATAACAATTAATTTTGCTGTAGATAATGAATATAATAACTATTGGCTATTTTGGAAATGGCTGAGTATTTTAAATCATCCAAGGGATAGTTTATATGGTGGCCCTAAGGCAACTGGACTTAAAGATCCTAAAGAAAAATATGATTTTGTAACCGATATACATGTTATTGGTATGGATGAATATAATAACCATAAAATACGGTTTGATTTTTTCAGTTGTTTAATTACTTCCTTAGGAAAAATTGAATATAATGTAAGAGATCCTGAAGAAATAGATTGTACGTGTGAAATGGTATTTAATCAATTAGATGTAACATTGCTTGATGTTGAAAGATAATTTCATATAAATAACAAAAAGAATACATAAATAAGGTAAATAATTACAGAATTTAATTAAAGGAGTATTAATATGGCATTAGCATTTAATAGAACAATTGAAAGCCCAGGCGTAGAGATTCGTGAACTTGATTATTCTCTATATACACGCAATCTTGTTGGGACAAATGTAATGGCAATGGGATTTGCAAAACAAGGTCCTATTGATGAATTAATCAACGTGACATCTATGTCTGAATTTGAAATGATTTATGGCCGTCCTACAAACGCGGCAGAGCGTTATTTTTATCACACAGCAAAAGAAATAATGTTAAAAAATGGAAATTTAGTTGCTACTAGACTTCCGTATGGTAAAAAAGACGGTGAGGGATATGGTTCGGAATATAGTGTATTAGCATATCCCGCAACATTATATACAAATAAATATGCTAATTTTTCTGTAACATATACCGCTGTTAGTACTTTTGATTCTAATGATGCTGACCTTGCAACATATTATAATGCTAGCGCAGGATCCTCATATTTTAATAGCTTTACGGCTAGTGCTATTACAGGAGTATCGTCTATGGGGGGTGTAACAGGAAATTACACTGATTTAACT